AACCCCTTTTGATACAAGCTACGAGCCGCCCCGCGAAAAAAGTTTCGTAGAAAAAACTGGTAATGCTTTACAGGATGTTAGGGATTTTCCCGGCGCGATTGGATTAATGTCTGGTATTCTCGGAGATGCTTTGGTGGAAGCTGCTACGTTTGACATCACCCCAGGTAAAGACGGTGGTGCGGGTGTACCAGGCGGGGAAACTAGCTTAGAGGACATGATTGGTATCGACGTTGATGAACCGACCATGCAAGAGCTAGGCGAGGATGATCGCGGTGAAGCAGACGATCCCAAAGTAAAAATCATTAAAGACGTTGTTCAAGAGGCGATTGTAAAAGCCGATCCTGTTTTTGAAAACAAAGTTTTTGTCCCTGGTTACGGTTTTAGGGACGTAAAAACCGCCGCTCGTGGCGGTCTGATGGTTTACGAGTAAAATTTTTTTCGGGCTACTTTTTACCCCTGACATGGTGTCAGGCTACTAAAGACCCCCAAAAAGGAGAATACTATGACTATGGCAGAAGTACAAGAAGATCAAGTTGCAACCATTAAGTATAAAAGAGATCATGTTGCGGAGGACGAACAAGAGATTGCCAGGCTAGAGGCAGAAAGAAACCCACAACCCGTTGAGGAACAGGGAGAGCAAGAAGATCAAAATTTAGACGCTGAGGAGCAAACTTTCAAAAAACGGTATGGTGATTTACGCCGTCACCAACAACGTATCAAAGAGGACACTGATCGCACCATCAGGCAGATGCAAGAGCAGATTGAGGCTCTCACCAAAAAACAAGTGAAGCTGCCGAAAAGCGACGAGGAGCTAGATCAGTGGGCCGAAAAATATCCAGACGTAGCTAAGATTGTTGAAACTATTGCCACTAAAAAGGCGATGGAAGCCAGCGGCGAGGTAGAGAGTAAATTACGTCGGGTAGAAGAACTAGAGTTTAAGATTGAAAGAGAGAAAGCGGAAAAAGAACTTGCTCGCTTGCATCCCGACTATGATGACCTAAGACAAGATAAAAATTTTCATGAGTGGGTGGCCGATCAACCAAAATGGATTCAAAGCGCCTTATATGAAAATGACACAGATTTTTTAGGTGCTGCTAAAGCTATTGATCTTTACAAATCTGAAAACGGTAAAAAAGAAACTAAGCAGGATACGAATGCTGCTAAGTCTGTCAAAACTAGTAAGAGAGCAGAAGAGCCTACTGACGGCAAAAATGTGTGGTCAGAGTCTAAGGTGATGCAGTTGTCTGCTAGAGAATACGAAAGATACGAAGACGAAATCGAAAAAGCTCGCAAGAGCGGTAACTTTGATTATGATCTTTCTGCGGGCGCACGTTAATTTTTTACTTGACAAATGAAATTTACTATGTTATAATGCCCAAAGAATACTAAAAAGGTGCCTCCCGTCTGGGACTACCACCGCATATAATAGAGTAGAGACATAGATCTCCTCTAATAAAAGGCTAACATCAAGCCTTCAACCACCTGATTCCGTAGGCCGGTTCTTACCTCACCCTATCCCGTCAGCCTTGAAGCTATCAGTTAGCTCTTTTCCGCATAAGCCAGAAAGGAGAAAACCAATGGCATTCCGTGCAGCGGCGGGGTACGCGAACCTCCCGAATGGAAACTTCTCACCAATAATTTACTCCAAAAAGGTACAAACAGCCTTTAGGAAGGCATCGGTGGTTGAAGATATTACCAACAATGACTACTTTGGCGAGATCGCCAACTTCGGTGATACCGTTCGTATCATCAAAGAACCGGAAATCTCGGTGCAAGAATATTCTCGTGGCACCCAGATTGTTCCGCAGGAACTAGATGACGAGGACTTTACCCTCGTTGTCGATCAGGCTAACTACTTTGCGTTCAAGATTGACGACATCGAAGAAGCCCACAGCCACATTAACTTTGAATCCTTGGCCACTGACCGCGCTGGCTATCGTCTGCGTGACCAGTATGACCAAGAAATCTTTGGTTACATGTCGGGCTTCAAACAGTCGGCTCTCCACGCTAACGCTGACACGGCCCGTGTTGCCGGTGACAAGTCGGGTACTGACCCGATCAGCACCGTCGATGCTGACGGTCTGCTCAACAGCATGAAACTGACCTCGACGGACATGGGTATCGGCTCCACGACTGCCAACTCTATTCCGATTACGGCCACTCCGACCAGCACCAACTCCTCGGCGTTGGCTGTTTTGAATCGGATGGCCCGTAGACTCGACCAACAAAATGTTGATCGTGACGGTCGTTGGCTCGTTGTTGATCCGGTGTTTGCTGAAGTCCTTAACGATGAAAACTCGAAACTGTTGAACAACGACTTTGCTGGTCGCCAAGATGCTGGTGATATTCTTCGCAATGGTCGTATCATGGACGGTTTGATTCGCGGCTTCCGCATCTACATGTCGAACAACCTGCCGACTCTCGGCACTGGTCCTGGCACGGTTGCCGCCGCCGGTTCGTCCTCGAACTTCGGCGTCATCATTGCTGGCCACGATTCGGCTGTTGCTACCGCCTCTCAAATCGAAAAAGTTGAGACCTATCGTGACAATGACAGCTTTGCTGATGTTGTCCGTGGTCTGCATATGTATGGTCGCAAGTTGCTTCGCCCTGAAGCTCTGGTGACTGCTGCTTACAACCTGCACAGCTAAGGAGGATAGAACATGGCTACTGTCGATATGACTGTTGGTGGTGTTGCTAATGGCGCTGCCACCTCCATCAACCATAAAGCCCGCATGGGCTCTCAAATGCCGTACACTGTTGAGTTCACTCTTGACTTTGCTGCGGCCACCACTGCCAAAGGTTCTGCCTTGGCGGCTGGCGATGTCTTTCAAGTGATTGATGTGCCGGCCAACACCATGCTTCACGGTGCTGCTGCTGAAGTGCTTGTCGCGGCTAATAGCTCGGTTTGCACTTTGGACATCGACATTGCTGCTGGCGATGACTTCATCGACGGTGGCGATGCGACCAGCACTGGGTTCTTGGCGATTGGTTCCAACGGTTTGGCTCCTTTTGGCGCTAACACTGTTAACCCGGCTTCGGCTGCTGACACTATTGATGTCAAGCTCGCCACCGCTGGTGACACTGCCGTCGCTACCGGTAAGGTTCGCGTCATTGCGTTCATGACCGATATGACGACTAAACTCGGCCCGAATGAGGTGGACCGAGACACGCTTGCGTAAATGAACTGGGGGAGGTCTTGATTGGCCTCCCCTTTTCTTTGAGGTATTCATGGCAATCAAACTTGTTTGTGCTGTTGACGATGAACAGTTACAAAAACATTACCACATAAATAAAAATCAACCTGTGCCGTGGATAGGTAAACTTAAAAATAGCGCAAGAAAAAGAAAAGATAAAATTTTAATTTGCGGTGGCGGTCCGTCTATCCGTCAGTTTACTCCTCTTATCCAAAATTGGAAAGGGGATATTTTTGCTTCTAAAACTGTTGAGTATTTAAACAACATCGACGTTACACCTACTTACTGTATCCACGTTGATGCTGGTGACAACGAACCTAACAGAGTTTTTAAGAATAAAAAAACTGCATACCTTTTATCAACCCAGATTAAACCAGAGGTGTTTGACACTGCTAAAGGCTGTAAGGTTTATAAGTTTAACACAATCTCCTCTGCTAACTGGATGCCAGAGCCAGTTATTGCTGGAGGATCTAATTCAACAATCCAGGCATTCTTTCTTTGTGCATGGCTCGGATACAAAGAGATTCACGTTGTAGGTTTTGACTGTGGATACCAAGACGATCCCAACGGCGAGCTAATTAAAAACATCAACCGAAATAATATTGATGCTAATCCATCTGCACAACAGATTATTGTTGAGAGCAGCGATAAAAAACAAAGATACAAATCTACCACTGAATACTTAGGCATGGCTCAAGAAGCTGCAAAGGTCATTCAGATTCTTGGCAGAGAAAAAAAGATTAAGTTTCACGCATACGGCAATACCACGTTTACTATGGTGGTGAACGAAGATGTAGGCAAGGGTTCATATACGCTCGGTGGAGAAGTTCCCTTGCGATGGTTAAAGGCAGCTTAGATGGCAACTACTTTTATCACCTTAGTCAATGATGTTTTGAAGCGTCTTAATGAGGTGCAGATCACTACTGCTGATTTTATTACGGCTATTGGTTTTCATGCACAAGTAAAAGATTCTGTAAATGTATCGTTGCAAGAGATAGGCCAAGAGCAGTTTGAGTTCCCTTTTAATCATAACACTGCAACTATCGTAACCTCAACCGGGACCGCTGTTTATTCGCTAGAAAGCGATATGAAAACGGCAGATTTAGATACATTTAGAATCCGTAAAAGCACGGCAGATAATATCGACGCTCGTCGTTTGAGAGAAATTAATTTTGATACGTTCATTCAAAGATTTTACGAGCGCGATGAAAATGCGAATGTAGGTGACTTTGACACTCCTCACTATGTTTATAGGACTTTGGACAATAGAGTTGGCTTTAGCCCCGTCCCCGACCGAGCATATACAATCGCCTATGATTATTTTAAGTTTCAGTCAGACTTGGTAAATACCTCTGACACAATGTTTGTGCCTGATAGTTTTAAAAACGTAGTCATTGATGGTGCTATGTTCCAGGCTTACATGTTTAGAGATAACTCACAACAAGCATCTATCGCCCGTCAAAGATTTGAAAAGGGCGTAGAAAATATGCGTAAACTTCTTGTTAACCGTTTTACAGACGTAAGGGATACCAGAGTCAGTCGGCTAATTAATTATCCACACGGGGATAAGTGATGGCTGACAATTACCGTGATGCAACAATTATTGCACGGGGCGGTCTATTTACCAACGAAGATCCGTTAACCCTAGCTGGCAGTAATCCTGGTTCTGCGATTCGATTAACTAACTTTGAAATATCACAGTTTGGGGGATATCGTCGTCTGGATGGTTTTGCCCCTTTTGACTCTGACAACCCCACTGTCCCAGGCACAGGCAAGGTATTGGGTCTGTGGATTCATCAAGACCGAGTTTACGCGGCTAGACGTAATGCAGCAGATAGTACGTCAGCAGACCTCCCAGTTGGTGCAATCACGCTGACCAGCGGTAGTCAAACCGTAACAGTCACAGCGACGGGTCATGGACTAGCGGTTGGCGAGTTTGTAACTTTTACCAACGTAAGCACTTTAGGCGGTTTGAATTTAAATCGAGAGTTTGCTGTTACCTCTGCTGCAACCTCAGACTCTTTTACGTTCAGTGCCTCTGCTGCATCGGTCGCTTCAGTGCAGAGCAGCGCGGCCAACATTAGTTTTACGGTCAGTCGAGCGTACTCTATTTTTGAACATATAAGTGGCGTTGGCTGGTCTAACATCTCAACGGCTAACTCTATTGATACCCGATCCGCAATCGGTGTTAACAAAATTAGAACTATAGAACACTCCTTTGCCGGCAAAGAGGTGGTGTTTGGAGTAGATGGGGTCAATCGACCTTTTCGACAAAGCACTGCTACTATTTTAGAAGTGTTCAGCAATCAAGGCACCTCAAGCGCGGATACCGAGAGTCAACTCTCTAATCCTTTTACGACCACAAGTGGGTCGGCAGTTGTTACGGTTGTCTCCACTGCACACGGGTTGTCACCGGGGGATACCGCTAGATTTACAAATATCAATGTGGATTTAGGTGGGCAAACTGCTAATAGCATTGATTTTACAGTCGTCACCGCCGCAACGACAGACAGTTTTACATTTAATCTATCTACGGCCTCTGCGGTTGCTAATCAATCCGGTGTAGGCGGTGCTGCCGTTAACTTTTTTTACACCTATGGCTCGACGGCTGACGTAGTAGGCACATCGCTTGTAGCAGATTTTCGCAACCATATCGTCTTGGCTGGTGCATCAGATAACCCTAACAATCTAATCATATCACAACCCAATAGAGATTTAAAATTTAATGACGGCGATGTAATTAACGTCGGGTTCGCTATCACAGCGATAGCAAAATTTAGAGATAGTCTATTTGTATTTGGTAAAGATAGAATCAAAAGGTTAAGTGGCAACGACTCAAGCGATTTTGTTTTAAGTGAGGTTGCTAATAATACTGGTTGCATCGCAACAGATAGTGTTATCGAAATCGGTGGGGATATTTTATTTTTAGCAGCAGACGGTGTGCGACCAATCCAAGGCACGGCCCGTATCGGTGACGTAGAGTTGCAGACCGTATCTAAGCCAATCCAACAAATTTTACGGGATCTGCCAAATAACTTTGACCTGTCACTTCTCAACTCAGTTGTAATCAGAAACAAATCTCAGTTCCGATATTTCTTTCCAACTGAAACTGTAAACAGTGCTGACGCGCAGGGGATTATTGGCGGTTTGCGTTTTGCGGATAACCGGGTTGGTTGGGAGTTTGGAGAGCTATTAGGCATCCGATCTTTTGTCGCCACATCAGGATTAATTAATAACGTCGAAAGAGTGTTGCACGGAGATATCGACGGAAATGTTTTTGAGCAAGAAAGCGGCACGAGCTTTAACGGTGAGGATGTAATCGCTGTCTATGCAACTCCTTTTTTCTATTTTGACAATACTGAAAAACGCAAAAATTTTCATAAGTTAAGTGTTTTTACCAGGCCGGAAGGTAGTTCAACTTTTAACTTAGCTGTGTATTACGACTGGGATGATCCTAACAAATTTAACCCTGGAAGTTACACGCTGTCCACCGTTGGGGCGCTGCTCCGCTATTTTACGACCGGTGGCACGTTTGGTTCAACCTTCACATTTGGCGGCTCTTCTAGTCCAGTGCTAGAGCAGAATCTACAAGGCTCCGGTCGAGCCGTAGGGTTTGTGATCGCGTCGATCTCGCAAGACGCTCCCTACTCCATTCAAGGATGGGGCATCACATATCAGGATGCAGGATACCGATAATGGCAGGTTATACAAGACAATCAGCAGCACAAATATTGAACGGTGAGATCGTTTCTGCTCCACCTCTTAATGCAGAGTTTAACCAGGTCTTAGCCGCTTTTAACAATAGTACTGGCCACAAACATGATGGCTCGGCTTCTGAAGGCCCACCGATTAATCGTATTGCAGACAGTGACCAACGTAACCTTCTGTTCGTTGATACCAGCACCAATCAAATTAACTTCTTTGTTGAGGTCGCGTCTACTGCTGTCGGTCAGATAAGCGTTCAAGACGGTGCCATTCTGCCATTTACAGACGATGATATTAGCATCGGCTCAACCGCATTTGAGTTCAAAGATCTGTTCATAGACGGCACCGCCAACATCGACGCACTCGTGGCCGACACAGCGGACATCAACGGCGGTACAATCGACAATGCAACAATCGGTGCGACGACTCCGGCAGCGGGTGCATTCACTACAATCACCGCAACCAATCTAACCATCATTGGCTCTGCCAGCACAATCGGCGCGGTCGCCTTTACGTCAACTGGTGCAACCATCACCGGCAATCTAACAGTATCAACAAACATCACCGCGTCTAACATCACTGTCGTCGGGTCTGCCAGCACGATTGGTGCGCTGGCCATTACCAGCACAACCGCTACACTAACTGGCGACTTTACTGTCTCCGGTAACATCACTGCCAGTACAATCGGCGCGACTAACATCACTGTGACCGGCTCTGCCTCGTCCATCGGTGCCTTGGCTATCACCAGCACCACGGCTACGCTAACCGGCAACCTGACTGTCTCGGGGACCGTAACCGCTACGACTCTTGCTGCTGACAACATTACAGTGACCGGATCTGCCTCTACGATTGGCTCTGTTTCCGTTACTTCTACGGGTGCAACCGTCACAGGCGATCTGACGGTATCCGGCAACATCACTGCGTCTACCATCGGCGCAACAAATATCACGGTCACGGGTAGCGCATCTACGATAGGCGCTGCAAGTTTCACCTCCACAGCAGTTACGATTACTAAACTTATTTCTGGTAATGTTGCTATCACTGGTGGCACGATTACAGGCATTAACAACATTTTTGACCCAGGGTCCGCGCTTAGTTACACTTTTAACGGCAGCACGTCAGATGCAGACCCCGGCAACGGTCAGATCGGATTGAACAACGCATCGTCCACTGGCACTACAACAATCTTCATAGACAACGTAGATTCTCTTAGTAGCGCAGATCAGACTGGATTTATTTCTCTTCTTTCTGGTGGTAACAACCCGTCTGCCGTCCTTGGCACGATAACACTTCGTAAGGCGAC